GATTAATACAGATGTGCGTAAATCTATATTATTACCTGATGCTTTTAGTAAACCACTTAGCTTGCAAAATCCTGTGCCATCATTGCTGGGTCAATTTTTATCTTATGTTTTTGAAGCATCTAATAAATTCACTATCCCAGCATTAACTAGCCCTGATTCTACCAAATTTATTGGCGCGTTATCTATGATGGCAATTTCATCAATGGTAGGACCACTTAGACAGTTATCTAGAGGTGAAGAACCAGATTTAGACACAGGTACACTAATTAACGAAGCATTGACTAATTCGGCACTGCTTGGTTGGCATTATGAGTTGGGCATGAAAGCTAACGCTTATTTAGATTTACCGTTTTTAAGGCCGTTGCAACCTGATAGATTTAAACGTAAATCTGGGGGTGCATTGTCGCTTGGTCCAGCTAGTGGATTATTAGATATGGCTTATAGCTTTATTAGTGCTGTCGCTAACAATGAAATGAACGAATCAGACGCACGTAAAGGCATGAGGCTGCTATTTGGCGGGACTTATAACTGGTACACAGCTAAATTATTTAATAATGCTTTAGAATCAATGGAGCTGCCAAAAAATAGATATGAAGCTAAACGGCAAAAAGAATTAGAGGAGTAATTAAATGGCTATACAAATTGGTGATATAACCCCAAGACAACAATATATTGCGACCGCTGGTCAAACAGTTTATATTTTGCCGTTTCCATTTTACGCTGATACGGATTTGTTGGTTTATTCTAGAGCGTCTGGCTCAAGTCCAAATGATGTTAATGATATTTTAACATTGAATGTTGATTATACAGTTACAGGCGCAGGCTTGGCTAGTGGTGGCACTGTTACGTTAACTGCTGCCTCAACAGTTGGTGATATTGTCACTGTTATGCGCGATATGCCAGAAGATAGAAGTAATTTATATATAAACACAGGTTCATTTACAACTGAAGCGGTAAACGCTGATTTTAACCGTGACGTTATGATGAACCAACAAAATGAACTTGCTGCTAAAGGATTATCACCTAAGTATGACAATAATGCGGTTATTGGTTCTGGTGATTTAATACTTGATACATTATTGCCTGGCTACTCATGGAGAATGAACGCAACTGGTACAAGAATTGAAGCTTATCTGCCAAGTTCTGGCGGCGGAGGCGGCGGAGGCGGCGGAGGCGGCGGCTCTGGCGATGATACTGCAATTAAAGTTGATATATCGCAAAATTCACACGGCTTAAGTGTTGGTGATATTGTTAGAATTGATGGTAGTGGTAATTATGTAGTATCACAAGCAGATAGTGCTAGTAACGCTGAAGTGGTAGGGATTGTGTCGGCTGTATCAGGGGTCGATGATTTTACGCTGCAAATGGGGGGTGTATTAGCAGGGCTTGTGGGTTTAACCGCAGGCAGTATTTATTATTTGTCACCAAGTGCTGCTGGGGCTTATACTGTAACTAAGCCAACTACCGCAGGACAGGTGGTAAAAGCAGTATTTCAGGCAGCCTCAACAACGACTGCAATATGGTTAAATTATCTAGGAATATTAATATGATGAAAAAAAAAGACGCATCAAACAAAGGAAGTAAACCAATGACAGGTGGCAAACCTCCAATGGTTAAATTGGCAAAAGCACCAAAACCTAAAGGTAAGGTTATGAAGCCTAAGGGCAAGAAATAATGCCTTTAAAATCTGGAAAATCAAAAAAAGTTATTTCAGCTAATATTAAGACTGAAATAAAAGCGGGAAAGAATCCTAAAGTTGCTGCAGCAATAGCATATTCTAAAGCAGGAAAATCTAAACCAAAGAAGGGGAAAAAGTAAATGGCATTTGATTTTAAATACTTAACTAGTGTACAACAGACTAACAATTTAGATAAAACTTTAAATGTTAAGGCTGGTATGGACACTCAAGCAAGACCTCAAATGTGGTGTTACGATGCATCTAGTAATGGGGCAGATGACACTAAAGCCGAAACTGTAGCATCTGATTATTTTCTTAGTGCGTATGCTTACTTAAAAGCAGGGGATTTAGTTTATGTGTATGCATCAGATGGGTATCAAATGCTATATGTTACTGCATCCAGCAGCGTTACAGTTACAACAGCAGCAGGGTGGGCATCATAATGCGTGACAAAAACACATTTATTATTGACCAAAAGCAACCCTATGGCGTTGTTAACCAATCAACCCCAATGGGCGGCCAGCCAACAGATTTAGGATTTATTAAAAAATCTTTAGGTTTAGAGACAACAATTACTAATCATGGATTTGATAGCGCACCCCCTAGTAATGCACAAAGCCCAATGGCCAGAATGCAAGCTAAAGGCAGCGGTAATCCATTTGACCCAGTTAACAAATAGTTCCACGTGGAACATTAAATATGTTAAATAATAAGCAATTTAGAGAACTTATAGTAAAGCCATGTCTGCATGATTTAAATTATTGGTCTGAAGCAGCAGAGGAATTAATGGTTTTAACTTGTGCCACTGAGTCATTAGGTGGCACATATATTAAACAGGTAGAAGGCCCTGCGCTTGGAATCTACCAAATGGAACCTGTAACTTATCATGATATTTGGGCAAGTTATATATCGAAAAAATCGCACTTTGCGTACATTATTTTGCAAAATGTCGGTGTTGCGTACATGCCACCCCCAGAATTTATGATATATAATTTAAAGCTTGCAACTTACATGGCAAGACTTTGTTATTTGCGTGTGCCTGAAAAGCTGCCAGAGGCTAATGATATTAAAGGTTTAGCTGAGTATTGGAAAAAATATTACAATACTGAGCATGGAGCTGGCACGGTGGATAAGGCAGTTAAACATTACAATAGGTTCATTGGTAAAAGATAAGTGTGCTATTAAAGCTACCACACAAATTTACACCAAGGCCATATCAATTAGAAGTATTAAAAGCTATTTTTATAGACGGCTATAAGAATATCAATTTATTAATGCATCGACGCGCAGGTAAAACTATTTTATTGGTCAACATTATTACAATGCTTGCGGTGGAAAAGCCTGCCCTTTATATTTGTTTGCTGCCTCAAACTAACCAAGCTAGGCGCGTTATTTGGGAAGGGCGCGGTAAAGACGGAATAAAGTTTTTAGACAGAATACCTCAAGAATTAATAGCTAAAAAAAACAATGCTAGCATGAATATTGAGTTAATAAATGGCAGTATAATTGCATTTGTTGGCTCTAATAATTTTGACGCATTAGTTGGGATTGGCGCGCGAGCAATTATTTACGATGAATATTCACTTCAAAATCCATTGGCTAGAGAGTTCTTAAGTCCTGTATTGGTGGAATCTGAAGGCATAGAGATATTAGTTGGAACACCACGTGGCCATAATCATGCTTATGACGCATATAATACAGCGTTAAATAATGATGAATGGTTTTTAAGACGTTTAACTGTTGATGATACGTTTGATAATGATGGCAATCAAATTATCACCCCCAAAATGTTAGAGCGTGAAAGAGCTAACGGTAAAGATGAAGAAATTATACAGCAAGAATATTATTGCAGTTTTGATATTGGTAATCGTGGAGCTTACTATACACGAGAAATAGCTCAAGCTGAATATGACAACCGCATAATAGACTTTCCAATTAGAAAAGATATTAGAGTTAATACGGCTTGGGATATCGGAGTATCTGACAGTACCACAATTGTATTTTTTTATCAGCAAGGCGATAAAATTTATTTTATTGATTACATTGAAGATAATAGCAAGGGGGTGGAAGATTACATTAAAGATATAGAAAATGTAAAAACCAGGATAGGATTTAGCAAATGGGGTTATCATTTTGCGCCACATGACATTAAAAATCGGGAATGGGGGTCTAGTGCTAGAAGCAGATTATCTATAGCAGCGTCACTTGGATTGCATTTTTTAATTACGCCTAATGTATCAGTGCAAGATAGGATACAGGCTGGGCGTGCTTTTATGCGTGATTGTGTATTTCATAAAACTAATTGTAAACACCTTATTAGATGTTTGCGTGAGTATATGCGTGAGTACAATGAAGTTACTAAGGTTTACGATTCAAAGCCATTACATAATTGGGCATGTCATGGAGCAGATGCGTTTACTTATGCCGCTGTTGCTTGGCGTGATAAATTTCAAGATATACAGTTTAATTCGCCTAAACAATATAAAATTAATGTTTAAATCTATTATAATAATTATTTAATCCGTTGTATCGCTTTATCAATGCATTGCGTACAGCTTCTTGTATAAGCTCTGATGTCTTCCACTCACCTAATACCCAGGCATGCCATACCTCTAAAATCAATAAAGCTAAAGTCGCATACATTATTTTTTCCTGCGCGCCAGGACGAACAGAAAAAATTAAAATTAAACACAATAGCGCAGTTCTAATACATGCAATTATAACTTTTTGTAATAAATGTATCTTAATTTTTGTCATCAGCATTTTTCACTAATCCCAAATCCTTTGCAATCAAATACCTTACATATGAACTACGGTTATGACCTTCTGCTTCCGCTTTCTTATCTATTTTCTTCAAAATAGTATCTTTGATTCTGACCAATAAATGAGAGCTTTTTGGTTGTTGTTGGTTCATTTTTATATCCTTTGTTAATACACATTGAATATAACAATATGTGTTAACAACATCAATTATTTTCTATATAGTTTTTAATTATCTCAATAGCATCTAAATCACTATAACAAATCTCAACTTTGTAATCTTGCGCTCTTAAAGATTTAATTACTTCACGCTGATGTGAGCTTAATTTTTCACCTGGCAATTTAAATTCTATAAATAATCCGTGATAGCCGCCTTTAGCAATAAAAAAGACCAGGTCAGGAACTCCAGCTAGCACCCCCATTTTTTTAAACAGTGCTGCTTCTCTAACGTCCCGTCTACCCCCATTTGGGGGGTGTGTGCAGAGTTTATTGTATTTTGGGTATTGGCATATGAACCACTGATATACCCTTATCTGCATCTGTCTTTCTAGCGATTTCCTTGCCATATTGTAAAAAAAGCCAGGGGTTGGAACTGGCTTAAGAGATTTTAACTGTGTGAGTACGGAGAGTACTTTATTAATATAGAACAATATATCTTTGTTATACAACATGCTTTATGGTAATATGTCAGATAATTAAAATTAGGAGCATTACAATGACAAAAAAAGCAACAGCAAAAAAGATACCAAACAAAGACTATAATTTCCAAATGCCTGCATCTATGCATAAAAAATTAAAAGCAAAAGCTAAAAAGCTAAAAACAACAATGTCTATATTATTGCGTGAAAAGATAGCAGAAATAATAAAAAAATAAAAAAAGCCCGCAGGATTAGGCGGGCAATACTTACTATGGAACTTCTATAGTATAGCACAGCTATTTTGAGTCATCTTTTGCAATAACCATTTGACCATATTTTGCATAATGATTATTAATAGCTTTTTTTAGCTGCCATGCAACAAGCACATTGTAAACAATTACTATGTTTGCAAAAATTATCTCAAACTTTTGCATCTCAAAAAAATAAGACATCGCAGTTAATATTACATACCCAACAAACATTACAAATATTTTTATAGCTGCATTTGATGCGTCTAATATTAACCTGCGATAACTATTTAACATGATTTGAACAAAATTGGTGTACAGTGAACACAAAGCGTATAAAAAGCAATTAAAAACCATGCGTTAACTCTAACGGTTTTAAACATATGACTGCGATTAGCAACTGCTTGCTTATACGCTACCCCAATTATTGGTAACTCTATAACAAGATATATCAATAAAAATATTAACAGTGATTTACTGTGCAAAGGGTCACCAAATTTAAAAATGACTTAGTACATAGGTTATAAAATCTAACAGCTTGCTTTCTTTCCCTGTTTTCTTTTGATATATATAAGACAAATATAAGCAGAAAAAAAATAAAAAAATACTAGCAAGAGTTAGATATATATTCATTATAATTAAGGCTTTTTAGGCACGTAACGAATAGATTCTTTTACACAGATGTTGTGATTTTTATTTATGTCTCGCACCGAGCCCATTGCTGCATTTTTCATAGCATTTATAACAATCTTTTGAGGTGGTTTACCTTGCGCAAAATCCTTACAAGCGTTTATCGATGTACCTTTTTGCGCGCTAATCGCAGACATGACACTTTCGCGCCCCATACAACTTGAGTATTTAACAGGGTCTATAATTTCTCTTTGCGGTGTAAAAACCAACGGTGATTGATACTGATATTCATTTCTAGCATTAGAAAAACTAGTTGTAAGATTGCTATTTAATCTCTCAACATAGTTTGTGCGAGAGTTATCATTAACTCTTGAAGTGTCACCATTACTGCGACCACTGAAATTCAAACTTGGTGAAGAATTAAGAACATCACTTGGATTACTTAAATCCTTGTTTCTTTTTTTAATTATTGGCATTTGTATACCTCTTATTTAAAATCTAATTGTAAAATTAAATCCGCCTGAAGTTCTGGAATTGCCAGACAAGTCATTTTGGAATTTCAAATATGGCCCTGCTGATACATCTTTGTTGCTGCTTAAATCTAATTTAACATTCGTTTCCATAGTTGTACTACTTGTTGGTCTTGAATCCACCTTTACGCTTGGCGCACTTTTTTTGTCATCTTTAATATTTGGCATGATATACTCTCCTATATTTTTTTAAAAGTACTTGCAAGATGGATTTTACAACAAAATCTTGCAAGTTATGTTATAGTATACAAAAGAGATACAAGATACAAGAGCAATATACAATGAAAAAAATTATATTAATTACAGTGATTTTCTTAGCAGGTTGCGTTAATCACAAATGCGATGAGTCGATACAAGATAGATTAGATCGTGAGCGTATAGCAGACCCGCATTTGTATATTTGTGTAGCACGTGATGGTTTTGATTGTAAAACTAAATGAAATATTTAGATTTATTTAGTGGCGGGGGTGGCATAGCGTTGGGATTCGAAAAAGCAGGATTCACCCCCATCGCTTTAATAGATTCTGACAAAGACTGTTGCAAGACTTTAGGATTTAATCGGCCAAATTGGAATATTATTTGCCGCGACATTAAAGATATTAATTTTAATAGGTACAATAATATAGATTTAATCACTGCCGGTATTCCTTGCCAAGCTTTTAGCTATGCCGGCAACAAGTTAGGACTTGAAGATACTAGAGGCACTTTGTTTTATGAAGTTGCAAAAGCTGTAACACACACAAACCCTAAAATTTTTATAATAGAAAATGTCAAAGGCCTAGAGTCACATAATGCTGGATTAACCTTAAAAACTATGGTTACTGTATTTGAAGATTTGGGTTATACAGTAAATTACAAAATTTTAAATGCAATGAATTACAATGTGGCGCAAAAACGCGAGCGATTATTCATAGTTGGAACAAAAGCCAATTTAAATATTAATTTTAAATTTCCTGAGCCAAGCGATAATATATTAACTTTAAAAGATGCTTTGATTGATGTTCCAGAATCTGCTGGTTATTTTTACTCAAAAAAAAGATACGATATTTTAAAATTAATTCCACCTGGGGGGTGCTGGCGTAACTTACCTATCCACATACAAAAACAATACATGGGTGCTAGCTATTATCAATCAGGTGGCAAAACTGGTATAGCAAAGCGATTAAGCTGGGATGAGCCTTGCCTTACGCTTACTTGCAGCCCTTCACAAAAACAAACAGAGCGTTGTCATCCTGATGAAACAAGACCATTGACAATCAGAGAGTACGCAAGAGTCCAGACCTTTCCTGATGACTGGGATTTCCAAGGCTCTATTAGTTCTCAATATAAACAAATAGGTAATGCTGTGCCTGTTAATCTAGCGTATGCCATGGGCAAGGCTAGTCTAACAGCCCTGCAAACGCATCACCATTAACCACAATTTTTCTTTGAGTGTACTCAGGTATTAAACCAGCGGCTTCCATTTCTTCGCGCATCCTTAACGCCTTTTCGTTTCTCGACCTTACAAAGTCATCTTTTTCTTGCGCTTGCCTTTTGGCCTCAAGCTCATCAATTTTTATAACTTGATGCCCATCAACAAAATCTTCCATTCCTAGTTTTGCTTCCAAGTCAAAAATTTCCACCTCCAAATCTAATTTTACGTTAGGCTTTGGATAGCTTGGATATTTTTTTGCATAATATTTAAACGCCAACAAATCCAATTTTTTGTTTAATTTAATATTTTCGATGCACTCGTAAGATTTATCCTCGATAACCTCATAGGCGTTTTTTTCTTTGCCCAAATATCTATACATTTTTTTTAAATCTATTTTACGTGAACCTAGGTTTAATTTGTTTACCAACTCACTTCTGACTTCAATAAACAACTGTAATGCCTTGGCTTCAGTTATATACTGTGACTGAATCTCAGCCTGCTCACGCTGTTTTTTTAACTCAGCAATAGGATTTATCATTTGAAGCAGCGTTTGCGTCTCCTGCCCTATTATTTGAGCGTTATAGCGCATCTCAGAATACAAATCATTGACGACTTTGTCTTGCATCATGGTTTCAGTCAACAATTCAGCTACTGCATATCCACGATTGATTAAATAATCATTTGTGTATTCATCTATTGCAAACCCTTGTTTCTGCATATGCTCATGAATCAAATCAATATTTTCGTTAACAATATCGCTCAAGCGTTTGTTGATTTCGCCTGGAATATATCTATTGCGGTTTTCAGCTTTAAGTTTTTTCCATCTAAGCTCATAGTCAAATAGTTCATTTACAAAGCTATGCTCAAAAGCTTGAACATAGCCCTCTGGTGGATGCCTCAACATGTCAATCAATGCCCCGATAGGTGATATTATTTTTTTATTAATTTTTATTTTGCCGAGTAAGAATGTGACATAATCCAATCTGTCAGTCAAGTTATTAGACTCAATTACACCTTTCAAGTCTTGTTCGAAATTAGGTTTGTTGCAGGTTCTAGCAAAGTAAGCGCACAAATTTTTGAGATGATTTTTTATTTTTTTATTTAAAACGTTTCGTTCTTCCTGTGTGGCTGCGTGCAAAGGGGGTGGTAATTTCATGTTGTTGTACTTTCCTCGAGGCTTTGAGTCTTGGCTGATTTCCTGCTTCCTATTCTCTGACGTAGATAATATACGAGACGAATATATAATAAAATTAAAGCTATCTATGTCTGTACGAAATGTATGCATACTTTGTGTCAGGGGGGGGTGACGTTTTGCAGGGATACTTTGGGGGCAATCTGTACGTTTTGCAGGGGTACTTTTAACACCGCTGCCTTTGCTGTAGCTAATGCCTCTGCACAAAGGTGAGATTACAAGAGTTGATTTAACCAGCTCGTTTTCTTTTTGTTTTTTCTCTTGTAAAAATCCTGATTGTCTAAGCTCAATACTAGTTCGACGCCAAACTCTATCAGACACCCCCAGCTCAGATTTAATATTATTAACTCTAATCTCCCAAGTGCTTTTGAAGCTGGTTCTATACATGCAATATATCGCGCAAATAATCGCCTCTGAGCTTAGATTTGAATCAATTAGATACTTTGGTGCTTTGAGATAAACATTGCCTTCAATCGAATTTATGAGCTCTAAGCTTTTACCTGCTTTGCCAGTCGTGCTGCTTACAACTTTAATAAAATTATTTTCTTCTAGATTTTGGCGGACGGTTGCCCAAGCTCTGTCTTTAAATTTAAATTTCTTTTTGATGTCATACACTCTAGGACTCCAACCTTCAGGCCGTGAATGCAAATATAACAATACTGCTTTAGCTCTAAGCGACAGAGACTCAGAGAAAAATATTTCAGTTGATATGCGAGTGTGATAATTGTTTTGGAAATTGAAGAAAGATTTTGCTTTGATAGCTTCTAGTGCTTGTGCACATGTTGACTTATTTTTCCTAGCCATTTAATATTCCTCTTGACGATAAAGATTTGCCCGCCCCCTCGGCGGGCTTATTTTTTTAACGTTTAATTAAATAATTTAATTAGCGAAATTGTATCAAAATCACCCCCAAAGATAAAGCGATCATATTCACGGTGTGGATTCATTGTTGTTTGAATTTTCTATGTCATCCCAAAATTTTTTTAATTCAGTTTCAGAACAGCGCAGTATATCAATAGTACTCCAATATTCTTCTTCTTCTTTAAAATGATAATAAAACAGAGTTTCCGACACTTTCATTCTGAATCTAGAGCCTTCAGTTGCCCTTAAATACAAATCACCGTCTTGTCTAAATCTTTGCAAATCGCCTTCAAGTATCGCTACGTTTTCTGATGGTGATAATGTGTTTTCATACTTGTTGTGATAAAAAACTGTATAACCACAAAAAGTAAATGCTTGATTGCTTTCTGAGACTTTCTTAAAACATTTGTCTGAGGCCATAAGCTCAACGGTGATAAGATTATGATTAATGCACTCATCTAATTTTTCGACCTCGTCCTTAACAATATCTGAGAACATCCAAGCTTTTGTTTCCGGGTCAAATCTTCCGCCGTATTGTTTGCAAAACCCAATGATGTGTTCATTGTACGTAAACTTAAGCGTTACAACACTTGCTTTTTCTTGGCCACCTCTAGAAAGCTCGTATACTCTATCAGTGCCCCATTTTGTTTTTACAGATAGGTCATTTACTAGCAATAAGTGATTTTTGCCAACCTCTAATTTTTCTGAGTGTTCGTTAATTTTCAGCCGCGCTTGATATCCATTTTCTAAACAGTGATAGTAAATTCTCCCTTTTTTTACTATTTCTAATTTTACAGTCTTTGGTTTCATGTTATTATTTTTATTAATTTGTGTTACAATAGATTAATTCCATGTATTCAGTCCTTTCTCTGTGCATTGTTTCCGCCAGAGAAAGGATATTTTGTTAATTCAATGTTGCACCCGCACATAAGTTTTTAATTGTGTCGTACTGCTCAGCTTCTATTAATTCTCTTGCATGTTTGGCAATTAACTTGTATAAGACGCATAGCTCGTCAAAAAAATACGTTTTTTCTTTAGAGTCAATGCCAAGATTATATTTTTCTAAAATAATTTTTATCACGTTAGTCATTTCTTCAGGTACGGCATGCTTAAAATCAAATCGATGTAATAGTTCTTTTTTAAATTTTGCTTGCTCTTTCATATCTTTTAATTCTTTTAAATCATTTTCTATTTTCAAAAAAATGGCGTTTCTGACAACAGGTAAATAATGCGTTTCAAGCATCCAGTTTAAAACTTTTTTTTCGGTTTTATCGAACATTTGTTAGCCTCGTGATATAATAGTGTATGTTAAAGTTTAAAGGGGGTGACAATGTCACAATGTGAGCATAATTATATCGTAATTTTATGGAACAAAACAGTAAACACTAAAAGCGCGCGTGAACTGCTTTGCACCAAATGTTTAAATATCCTAGATTACGAAGACCTATTAAAATTAAAAGAAAGAAAAAATCTAGATTTAAATGACAAAAAATCTAAAGATTAGTAATTCTTTCAATTAATTCTAACATTTGACGTTCCTGTAATTCTTTTAGTTTATTAACTTTATACATGTTACAAAAACTTTGTACATTTTTTTCTAACTTTCTGTCTTTAATCAAAGTCACAAGTCTATCATATGTGTTTGCAGGCTGATTATATTTAATTTCATGATGCGAGTTCTCTGTATCATTATCGCCTTCAACAGGAATACAGAATACTTGTAAAGCTGCATACTTATACGCTGCTGATAATGCTTTGTTAGTTGCTTTATCGCCGCTGTCCATTGCTTCACCATATACAACAACTTCATGTTTGCTACCATCCTCTGCTGCCACAAAAGTGTATTTAACTTTAACTGTGATATAAAATAATGCTGTGCCTTTTTGATTGACGCGCTCAACTACTGTGCGTTCCATAACTTCAGGTAGCATACACAGACCATATTTAGATAATAATGGTGCTAGTGCATTATATACATCATCAATACCACGAAATTTATATCTTTGCGCTTGATTAATATTATCTTTACTGATTCCAGTTTTTGCTAACTCTGTTTGTATTTGATTAATGCAGTTATATACTTTCATTTATTTTTGCCTTTTTGCTTTGTTTTCTTTTAATTTAAAAAATATATAATATACTCCTAACCAAAAAATCATTTTAAAAATAAATAGTTCTATCATTGTATGCCTCTCTTATGTTAAAAATTTATTGTAACATAAGAGAAGACAAAGGGAAACATCTAATTATCATCAGGCGAAAAATCTACAGAATCGTCAGGCAGTCCCAGGGTTTTTTCTAGCGCACGTTCTGCGGTTTGTTCTGCGACACCGTCATTTTTCTTAAAAATATAAGGTGCTGAAACACCCCCCATTATTAATAAACATACAATAATGATTTTAATCATGTGAGAAATCTCCGATATTTAAATTACACCTATTATTGTAAACTATAAATGCTATGTGCTGCGCACCATATGCAAGGGTCAAGGATGAAAACGCACATAGCACCATTTAAGTTACCCACTATACTTATAGTGGGGGTGATTCATATGAGAAAAAGGGCATACACTGTGCTGCTAGGCACAGTAACGGCAGTAGGTCTAGGGCTTTGCGTCGGGGGTGTATTTTTTGTGCCATTACTGCCTATAGGTTGCACAATTCTAGGTGTGGCAGGTCCCTTAGCTCTTGTTGACGCTAAAACATCAAGTTGTCGAAAAACTTTACTTTCTAAATGTGGAGATAATAACACTGAAGAAAACAGTAATTCCGAAGAAAAAAAAGATTCTGTACATCGAAATTTTACTATTTAACTTGTATCCTGTTGTCGTATTTAGTATAATAATCAAAAGCAAGATTCATATTACAAACAAAACGCAACAACAGGAATGCAACAATGGTATCATATCTAGACGAAAGAATAAATGAATATAAGCGCATAGCTGAAGAATTAAAGGTTAAAATTGCTGAACTTGAAAAGCTTTTAGAAAAGCTTCAGGGGGCAAATAATGCTAAATGATTACGATTATGTTTATGGCGGTTATGCATACGAATTAGAATTACAACAAAGGCTAATACATGAATTGCAGCAGGTCAAAAGGTATGAGACAATAGCACCCATGAAAAAGAAAGAAAAAAAAGTAGCTTTTAACTTTGGCCGTAAAGACTCAATAATTTTAAAAAGAATGGCCGAAGATGATTACACATGTATTAGCCATTATGTCAGGCGCGTATTGTTTAAATTTATTGATTCAAAAGCAGTGCTAGATAACACAGTTTACCCGTCAGATTTAGATTATCAAAAAGTAGCCCTTAGATTGTCTATGCAAGAATATGAGGCGATTGAAAAGCAGTTGCGCAAATACAAAATGAATTTAAGCGACTATTTACGCAGAGTGATGCTAATGCACTTAAAGGATGCTAGAATAAAGTAAGTTAACAAATAGTGGAAATCTTTATATGGAAAAGATGGATTTTAACAAGCTTGCAGATGAAATTGTAAGAGGAGCGTATGCAAAATTTGATGGAAATTATCATCCAAAATTATTATTAGAAATATTTGCAGATGGGGGTGACTCTTGGGACTTCTGTGCTGCCGCAAAAGTAGGACAATCCACATTTCAGAAATGGACTAAAATTCATGAGAAATTTGGCAAATGCTATGAAGTTGCTAAGGCTCTAGCATACGCAGCCGTTGCTAATAATCCCAAATGGGATGATCCGCAAATGTTTCCCAGATATCGTTTAATGATGAAAAACAGATTTAATTATACTGAGCAGCGTAAAATCAAATTAGATGAACTGGACGAAAACGCAACAATTCAAGACCAATACAAAACACTAATTCGCTATATGAAAAGCGGTGAATTAACCACGCATGAAATGAATCAATTATCTAATATGTTGCTTGCAGCTATTAAGATAGATGAGTACACTGACTTAGTTAAACGATTAGAGGAAGCTGAAAAAACAATTAAAAGTAAACTGTAATGTCGGTTAAAGCAAGGATTTTGCGACTTCTCAAACAAACGGATAAGCTAATTAATGCAGTCACATATAAATTGATTGCAAAGTCTGAAGTAAGGGCAGAAATGGAGCAAGACAAGAAAGTTTTGTATATATATTTTGATATATGAGGTAAAAAATGGGATTTTTTAAAAGTATATTTAAAGCGGCTGCCCCAATTATCGGTGCAGTTATTGGTGGCCCGCTTGGGTTTGCAGGCGGCAGCGCGTTAGCTGGTCTTGCGCAACAGCAATCTGACAAAAGAAAACGCAAGATTGCTGAACAAGCAGCCGAGGCGCAAAGAGCATCAGAGCGCAGCAAGGTAAAAATGGCCGAAGATAAGCTTAAGCGTGAGCGTGACAGAGCATTAAACAGGATTAACAAAGGCAGATTACGTGCAGCGCGTGGGCGGATTAGAGGGGGTTTATTTGGCAACCCTGAAGAATCAACAGGCCTAGGAGGCTAATTTGAGCTTAAGAAATTATAAAAAGCGGTATGACAAAGCCCGCAGCAATGCATATCAATGGTGGAATTTGCATGAAGCTTGTTATCATTACTGTATCCCAAATCGCAATATGTTCTATTATCCGAGCCGCACTCAGGGGTCACAAAAGAATGTAAAGGTTTATGACACCACGGGGGTGGCAGCTGCCAATAATTTTGTATCTAAGCTACATTCATCGTTAACACCCCCAGCTCAGGTCTGGGCGATGTTTGAGGCATCGGATGAAGTTCCAGAAGATGAGCAACATGACGTTAATCTAGAGCTTAAGAATTACACTGAGCGCATGTTCTCATTTATCCGTCGCTCTAATTTTGATTTAGTTATCCAAGAATGTTATTACGATTTAGCAGTTGGTACGGCAGTATTAGTAATCAATGACTCTGGCGATGATGAAAGCCCGCTCACATTTAGCTCAATCCCACTTGACCAGGTATCAGTTGAGGAATCAATCAATCATTTGCTTGAAACCGTGTTTAGAACATGGGGTGAAGTTAGAATTGATGATATCCAGATGATGTGGCCTAAGGCTAAGCTATCGCAAACCATGCAGATAGAATTACGTGATAATCCTAATGCTATGGTCACAGATTTGATTGAAGGTTGTATTTATAATCATTCAGACAAGAAAACACCTTACACTTACGTTCTTTGGCATAAGGAAGATGTCTTATTTGAAGAGAAGCTAGAAAGCTCACCTTTCGTGTTATTTAGATGGTCAAAGATTAATAATGAAGCTTTTGGGCGTGGCGTTATTATGCAAGCATTGCCAAGTTTAATTAGCTTGCAGACCGCAGCTTATTTTGAGTTTGCCGCAGCTAATCTAAATATAGCTAAGCCCCTAATGGCCTATAGCGATGGTATATTTAACCCGTATACGTTTGAAATGAAACCTAACACTGTAATTCCGGTTAGCCCTAACTCCGCGGGGCAATGGCCAATCCAGCCGTTCCCTGACACGATTAGCCCGCAATTATTTCAGTTAACCGCATCTGATTTAAGGCAGCAAATTAATACGCTGATGTTTGCAAACCCATTGGGGCCTATTACTCAAGCACCTGATAGAACAGCAACTGAACTTGCACTTAGACAGCGCAACTTTGCTGAAGAAATAGGGCCGCCTTTTACTCGCTTGCAGCAGGAATTTATGCCGCGGATGTTAAAGCGTATTAGTTATATTTTAAATAAGCGCGGCGTGCTTAAAAAGCCAAAGCTTAAAAATAATGAAATTAGGATTCAATATAAATCCCCATTGGTCATCAATCAGAATCAAGCCGATGTACAATCTAGCTTGCAGTATTTTCAATTGTTACAGGGGGTGCTAGGACCTGAACAAACGCTTATCTTTATGAATACAATCAAATACCCTGAATGGCTGGCTGAAAAGATGGGAGTTGACCCAAATATCATTAACTCATCAACTCAGGTTGCAGCGCAATTGCAAGAAGTTAAAAACAAAATGGATGCTGAAAAAATGCAACAACAACAAGGCATGATGAATGAGCAACAATAATCCGTATATTGTCACCCCCAACCCATTTGATGAATACAACAGATATTTAAAAGAGCATTTAAAATATGACTCTAAGTCACAGAACTTAGCTAAGCTTTGCTACGAAGTATTTGAGATAAACGAACACGGTAAAAAATTAATGGAAAAATGGATTGATAATTTCTTGTTTAATTCTCAGGTGCATTTATCATCAAGCCACCCCCGCGATGACGCATTGTATTGGCAAGGTTTTACCGATTTTATTAGATACTGTCGAAAATTTGCAAAACAACACAAGGAACACATAGATGCTGAACAACGAAACAAACAATAATCCAGCTACCGAGAACACTGAGAACACCGAGAACACAGCTGTTGCGCAAGAGCCAAGTTGGTATTGGGATGAGAACACACCAGGCCAAGGTGAGCGTCCAGAATGGTTAAAAGAAAAATACAGCAAAGTAACTGACCAAGCAAAAGCATATATTGAAGCTGAGAAATATATTGGCCAATCTAAAGCCCCAGAGGCATATGATTTAAAAGAATTTGAAGACTATATAGATTTAGAAGCTGAACAAGTAGCAAATCTAACTGCGGTTGCCAAACAGCATAAATTAAGCCAGGAAGCTTTAAATGACATATTGAGCCCGCTAAAGGCATATCACAAATCATTAATTCCTGATATTAACAAAGAAATAGAGAAATTAGGTCCCCATGCTAAAACCAGAATTGAAACTGTAAACACCTGGGCAAGTAATAATTTATCTGAAAAAGCACTTGAAGCAATTGGTAATTTGCCAGAAACTGCTGAAGTTGTAGAGCTTTTAGATGAAATTAGACAGCTTTATGCGCAATCTAGTCGTGTACCAACTGGCAACGAGGGTACAACTGAACATAAGGTTTTAAACGCTGAAGACATTCAGGAAGAAATTAAGCAAAATTATCAGCGTTACAGAACAGATGCTAAATACAGACGCGACTTGCAAGAAAAGCTACATATCGCACTTGGCGATGGCTAAGTTTGACAACTTCGCGATTTAGAGCAAGAATAGAATTAAATCAAGATGGATACTTCTTGAGGCGAACCCCGCCTGGGATACTTCGAACACTCAGAACCCATAGAAGATTATTAGGTTAATTTTTTATATATAGGACATTTAAGGGGACGTTATGAGTTTATCCTTATCCACCGTGCAGCAAACCGAGTTTGATGCAATGGTAAAAGCCGAATATTATTCGCACGGCTTTATTTTACGTGATTGTTGTTACACAAAAAAAGATGTTATCGGTGCAACCGAGCAATTTAGAAAAGTTGGATATGTTACCGCTAATGCGCAATCTTACCAACAAACAGTCTCGATTCAAGACCCGAATTTCCAAGCTATTACCGTAAATTTAACTAAATATGCGGCAGGAACTGCGGTTGATGAAATTCAAGATTTAACAGTTAATTTTTCATCTAAAGAGGAATTAGCAATGTTAGTTGCGCATGCAATTGGCAGACGCTCTGACCAAATTATTATTGATGCAATAAACGGCAGTGCTGGTACCACTATTGCAAATGGCGGTACTAACATGAGTTATGCAAAATTGCGTAATGTTGTGCAGTTATTTGAAGAAAACGCAGTACCAATTGAAATGCGTTATATGGCAATGTCAGGTAACAATTTACGTGCACTGCTTGCTGCTGACCAAATCATTTCTAGATTCTATACATCTAATGATGCAGTAGCGACTGGCACATTAAACAACCGTGATTTACTTGGTATGAACATTAAAATCATCCCAACTATGGTTGAAGGCGGTCTGCCAATTGCTGCTAACATCCGTGAAGCTTACGCTTGGCATTGGCGTTCTGTCGGTATGGCGATTGGTCAAGATATGCGCACTGAAGTAAATTATCTGCCGCGTGAAACCTCATGGTTTATAAACGGTTTATTCTTTGCTGGTGCAGGCGTTATTGACGATCGCGGTGTATTCCAAATCGATTGTGATGAATCAGTAAACCCATAAGGGGGATTAAATGGCTTTTAATGTTCAGTCATTTGTGCCTGTATCATCAAGCGGTAACACGGACATAATCCAATTACCTGACGGGACCTATATCGGAGGTCCCGCTCTTTATACGTATATCACAAATGACACTCTAACTGAGGTTGAAACCTCGGGTTATTTTAATAATCAAGCAGGCATATTAAATGTCTATGACAGAGTTTACGTTAGAGCGTCTGACGGTTCTAGAGATTATTACATAAGCACAGTTTCGTTTAATCCAACCAATGTGGAAATTTTAACCGATGGTATTAGTGGGAATGTGGATGGCCCTGCATCAAGTACAGATAACGCAATAGCTAGATGGGATGGCGCTGGGGGTGATGCACTTCAAAACAGCGGCATTTTAATTGATGATTCAAACGCTGTAAGCGGCATAACTTCATTAGATGTTGATAATATTAATATTAATGGCAATACAGTTATAAGCACTGATACTAACGGCAATATTAATTTAACTCCAAATGGCACTGGTATTAATGTACTTGCCAATGCTCAGGTTACAGCTCTTACAGCATCAAGAGCAGTTGTGACAGATGCGTCTAAAAATTTGACTTCAAGCGCAGTAACTAGTACTGAACTTGGCTACGTGTCTGGGGTTACTAGTGCAATTCAAACTCAATTAAATGCTTTAAGTGGTCAAACTTCACGCGCCATTAATCAAGTAGCTCACGGTCTTAGTGTGGGCAATATTGTTTATATTGACGGCTCAGGTGATTTTCAACCAGCAATAGCTAGTGCCGCAGCTACAGCGGAAGCCATAGGCATTGTTACAGCGGTTGCAGGAGTTGATGATTTTACCTTGCAATTTGGCGGTTATATAAGCGCAGGTCTTTCTGGGTTAACTCCAGGCGCGGTGCAATATTTATCACCATCATCTGCAGGCGACTTAACTGAAACTAAACCAACTACCGCAGGACAGGTAATTAAGCCATTGATTATTGCAGATTCGGCAACCAGTGGGTATTGGACAAATTATCTAGGAGTATTAATTTAATGTCTTCAGCTTTAGAGATTAACAAAAAGATTTCGCAAGATGGCAGTACAGTATATGCCGCATCTAGCGCAGGGTCTGATGATTATGCTATAACGTTAGTGCCTGCAATTGCAGCTTACACGACTGGTCAAATAGTACAATTTGAAGCCGATGTTGCTAACACTGGCGCGTCTACGCTTAATATTAATGGCATTGGCGCAATTGCTATCAAAAAAAATCACGACCAAGATTTAGCAGATAATGATATTGAAGCAGGGCAGATTGTAACTGTTGTGTACGACGGTACTAATTTTCAGATGCAATCGCAGTTGGCTAACGCAACCAGTCTAAGTGCTGCGTCGCAGGCAGAGCAAGAAGCAGCAACAGCAACAAATGTTTATGTATCACCTGGCAGACAGCAGTTTCATCCAAGTGCAATTAAATCTCAATGCTTGGTAACAATTTCAGGTGGTTCCCCTACATTGCAAACTAATTATAATGTTTCATCTATTACAGATAATGGCGTAGGTTTGTTTACTATAAATTTTTCAACTAGTTTTTCATCTGAAAATTATGCAATATCTGGAATAACACAAAGAAACCCAGGGGATGCTAATAATGGAGGATTTATAAGTTTAAATAGAAATATAAGCAGAACTGCAAGTTCATGTTCAATTGCTATAGTTAGCAATGCTGCAAGCGCAGAAGATTTCCCAGTATTTACAGTAATGTTTGCAGGTGACCAATCATGACAAATTTAACCAAAAGAATAAATCCCGAAACTAACCAAGAAGAAACTTATTTAAAAAAAATAGTTTTTACTGATAGTGAAGGAATGGCTAATTTAATTATCCCAAGTAGCAAAGAATCTATAAATAAATTTTTTAACATTGAGATGAATAACACCGAGTATCAAGAACATATAATAAAAGGTGCAATTCCTGAATACATAAACACTTATGAGTTTATAGATGACAAAGACCATCCCGCCGACAGAGAATTTAGAAACGCATGGAAACAAAACGGTAAATCTATAGAATTTGATTTGGATAAGGCTAAAAATATTCAATTAAAAAATATAAGAGATGCACGTAAAATTAAATTAGAAGATTTAGATAAACAAATTAATGGCGCAATTCTAGAAAACAATGCAGCAGAAAAGTCTAGACTAGCCAAAGAACGTCGAGAGCTTTTAGATATAACTGAGCCATTGAAAGCAATGATTCCATCATCTATTGATGATATTAAAACCGCCTTTCCGGACAAGCTTAAGAATTAATCATGACTTTAACAAAACTAGTATCGGATAAAGAATAATGGCAATAGATTACGACAGATATCCTACTTTCTTTGCAGCATCAACAGCGTTTACCCCTGGTGCTACGCCACAAGATGTTTTTACAATTACAGGTAGCGCGACTAAAAATATTCATATATTGCAAATAGCAATATCTACAACTCAAACAACCCCAGGTTACAACGTTTGGTTTTTAGCTAAACGTTCAACTGCTAATAGTGGCGGCACATCATCATCTATAGCCCCTATTGCTGCTAATTCTAATAAAAATTCAGCTACTGCAACAGTTAGACAATACACAGCTAATCCAACCGCAGGCAGCCTATTTGGTAATATTTGGGGTGGATGGGTTCCATCACCTGACAGGGCGCCAGCAAGCGGAGCGGGGGCAGCTTTTGGTGATATAGTTGTAAATTTTGAAGATATATTAGGTGGGCCTGTTACATTAATAGATGAAACAGAAGTATTAAGTTGGAATTTTAACGGAGCAGCACTGCCAACAGGCCTTAGTGTATTAGCTTGGGTAAAATGGGTAGAATCAAGTAAATCATAGGAGTAAAATTAAATGGCTTTAACAATTCAAACATGGTGCAGAGCATCAGCAAGCGCAAACGAACCACTAGACTCAGCTAACAGTCGTGGATGTTTTCGTGAATACAATTATTTTACCGCAGACTCACAAGCAACTGTGTCAGCTAGTGGTTATTTTAATGGTGGCGTTGCATACAGAGGATTATCAAATGATATCGTAACTGGTGACTATGTAAGCGTTTATTCAAGCGCTGATAGTTCATTGCGCAAATATCGATTAACTAACACATCTGGCGTTGTAACTAGCTTATTAGTGCCTGCTGCAGGTTCTAGTGTGCAAGCTAATGTTACATTAACTGCTGCTGAATTTATCGCAGGCTATGCAACTCCAATTCAGGTATTGCCTGCCCCTGGTGCTGGCCTTGCTTACACTAATGTTCGCATGGTAGTTAGACTTAATTACGGCTCAGCTCAGTTTGCTAACGGTGGCGCAGTTGGTCTTCAATACGGAGCAACTGCTAACTTAGGTGGTACTAAAGTCACTGCTACTACTGCGGCCGTGGCAATCAATGCCTTAACTGCTGATTCAGCTTGGGCGGTTATTCCTGTAACTGTTGTGCCTGTTGCTTTAGCTACTGCGGTTAATGCTGCTATTACATTATCTAATGATTCAGGCGCATTTACTGGCGGTACTGGTGCTACATTAGAAGTTGCGGTTTTAGCTGATGTTGTAGAAACTGCTTAATTTAATGGGGGTGAAATATGGCAATGCAAAAAGTGCAAATAATATCATTTGCCTTAAGCTTGCTTGGCAAAAAACCAATTGTATCACTAGATAATCAAAGCGATATAGTTGGAGCTGCCCAGCAGGCTTTTGATTTTTTATTGCCATCTGTTATTAGCAAACATCAATGGCGATTTGCAGTTAAAATTCTGCAATTATCTAAATTGGTAGAAACACCCCCAGTTACTGATTGGAAATATATATTTCAACTGCCAAGTGATTATAAAAAACTAATTAGGTTATACCCGCAAAATTATTTGTATGAGGTATATAATAATTCGGTTTTATACACAAATATTGACGGTCCATTATATATTGAATATCAAATAGAGCCTACCGTATCACAATTGCCCGATTACTTTAATCATTATTTTGCTTACTGTATTGCTGAAGCTTTGGCTTTATCTAATGCGCATAGTGTTAGTTTTTCTAATAAACTGTTTCAAGACAAGGAAGCTTATTTAGCTCAAGCATTAGCGGCAGATGCGCAAAACAGACCAAATCAAGGTATACAATCAATGCCAATGATTACTAATCGCGCTTTAGGATATCCAGGAGCCTATGGCCAACGTTAATGTTATTTTATCTGGTTTTTCATATGGCGAATTAGACCCAAAGCTTGCGGCTCGGGTAGACTTTGCAGGTTATACACGCGGGGTTAAAACTGCCCAGAATGTATTATCAATTCCTCAAGGTGGCTTTCAAAATCGATTTGGTACAAGTTATCGCGTAACTTCAAGTACTACAAATAAAAATTATGCAACCTTAGAATCTTTTACTTATGACGATAAAGCTATTTATAACTTACTGGTTGAAAACAATTCAATTAAAGTTTATTTAGAAAATACTTTAAATGCTACAGTTGTAACAACATACCCCGAAGAAATCGTCAAAGAATTATATTTTATTTTTGTTAATGAACGTGTAATTATTTTGCATCCTAATTATGTACCGCGCCAATTAATTAGAAGCGCAGCGGCTGCTAATGCGATTACGGGGGTGGATGCAACCAATGACTACATTAATATCACCAATGCTTTAACTGCTGGGGTTATTTATCCAGCTACTTTTACGACAGGTGGCACTCTGCCTGTATCTGACCCTAGTATTTTTGTTAACACAACTTATTACATAAGAGCTATTACAGCCACATCAGTTAGAGTTTATGCAACGCCAACCGATGCAGCTAGTGACACAAATTACTTTGATATTACAGCGACAGGAACTGGCAATGTTATTGTGCAAAATAGTTGGGCTATTTCTGATATTCCTTTTTCTATTTATCCGTCTTACGACTTTGACGGGTTTGCCACGTATTCTGCAAGTGGGTTTACTTTTACTGCTAGCGCAACAAGTGGTACTGTCGGCACACCAGTTACCATAACTGCGTCAGGTAATATATTTAGCGCGGCTTATGTTGGCGGGTTATTTGTTGGTAATGGCGGTATTTTAAGAATTACTGGCTATACTAATCCTACGACTATTACGGGTTACACGTATGAAGATTTTACTAATACCTCAGCTTTCCCAGGCAGTGAATCATTTTTAGGTGAGCCTGCTTGGTCAGCCGCTAGAGGTTACCCAAGTTGCGGCACGTTTTTTCAAGAAAGATTATTTTTAGGCGGCTCTCGCTCTATACCCAATGGTGTATGGGGAAGTACTATATTTAGCGTATTTGACTTTGATGATTCACAAAATCTAGATGATAATGCAATTAGTTATTATCCAGCATCTGGTGGTTCTAATGTTATTAAATCAATGCTAGCCTCTAAAACATTATTAATTTTTTCAAATAGCGGCAATTATTCAACTACTTTAACCAGTGACCTACCTTTAACTCCGCAAACGTTTAGCTTGGTTGCGCAAAGCAAAGACGGGGTAAATGATGTTGTACCTGTTGAGATAGACAATCAAATTTTATACGTTGATAAATCAGCTAACAATGTTAAATCTATGGCATGGGACATTGTCCAATCATCATATGTAAATACGAATATATCTTTGCCCTCATCGCATTTAGTCCAAGACCCAATCGATATGGCCGTTTATTCAGAGCCAAATTATACAGATGGCTATTATTTATTAGTTGTTAATGAAGACGGCACTATGGCAATTTATAATTCATTGACTGAACAAGATATTAAAGGCTGGACTAAGGCTAATACTGGAGCGTCAGGATTAGTGCGCGATATTACAGCTAGCGAAAATCGTTGCTGGGTATTAGTTGAGCGTTTGATTAATGGCAATCAAGTATTATATGTTGAAGAAATAGATTTTACCGTTAGAGCAGATAGCGCAGTTACTTATGATTTAACTGCCCCATCTAATACATTAACTGGCCTTTCACACTTAGAAGGTGAAACAGTTCAAGTTTATGGTGATAGCATTTATCAAGGCGCGTTTACTGTATCTAGCGGTCAAATTACTATTGATAATGAAATATCAGAAGGCTTTGCGGGGTTACAGTATATTTGTTTAATTGAGCCATGGCCAATTAATTTAGACACACGCGAAGGTCCAACTTTATATCAGCTAACCCATATTAGGTCTATTCATATACATTATTATGAATCTTTAGGTATGACTTTCCAGGGCTATGATATTCCAACGCAAGAAATGCAACAAGTATTGCTTAATACTCCAGTGCCACCAGCCACGGGCGTTTATGAGTATACTTTAATGGAAGGGTGGGAATCTTTCGAGTACAATATACAGATTAAACAAGAATTACCGCAGCCAATGACGTTGCTTGGTATAGGATATGAGGTGGAATTGCCATGATAGAATTTTTATTAATGGGCGCACAGGCAGCAGGAGCTATTACCGATATAATTGGCAAATCACAAGCTTATAAAACTGAAAAACTCGCAATAGGCATTGAACAAGAACAAATCAAAGCACGCATGGATCAAGAACGCCTAGTATTCCAAGAACAATCCTTAGCTGACCTTAGAAATTTAGAACAGACTCTGGCAAGCCAAAGGGCATTTGCTGCTGCAAGGGGGGTGAATCCTGGCCAAGGCTCAGCATTAATGCAGATGCAGCGTAGTATAACTGAATTTAGAAATGACGAAATAGCGCGTAATCTATCCCAAATGTTTTTAACTCAGCAGAGAAGTACGCAACTTAGAGCTAAAGATTTAGAGCGTAAAAGCGCACGTGATAAATTTAGAATTGGATTATTTAAAACAGCATTTGAAAACATATCAACCATGGGTAGTAGCGGTGGCTTGGGTAGCTTAACATTAAATTAATATGGCAACAGAAATACCAGAATATAAAAGACGCAGACAAATCACCCCCGCCGCAGACACAGTGGGAGCTAAAAGCGCAGTAGCAGGCAGCATTGATGCGTACAATGCGCTATCCGCCTTTGGTGCTACCGTCGCATCTAACGCAGGCCGGGAGCGCATGGCAATGTCAGGCTATGAAGCAGGTTCTAAACCAGGCGCAAAATTAACAGGCGTCGCCGTCACTCCCCTCGATAAAACATATGAGCAAGCATTCTTAGAAAGCTCAAGTCAGACACTAGCCAACAACGCTAACCAATTCTTGAATGAATTAAATCTAACTTTTGCCAAAAACCCTAATCCAACGGCAGGCGATTTAGCAACCTATCAGTCTGAAGCAGCTAAAGGCCTTAGCAGTATAATTGATTCGTCTGACCCTAGAATTAAAAATCAGTTAAAAACCCAATTTAATCGTCAACTTGAATCTAATTTATATAATCAAGCGCAAAAAGTTAACCAAACTGATTTAAATAATTTAAAATCGATTTACGCTGAAGGCACAAGAAATAATTACAATGATATATATAACAATTTCAGAGCTGGGCTTAATGTTAACGCAACCGAAGCATATCAAGCGCAAGTACAGAATTTAGAAGCTAATCGTTATTTAATTGGTGAAAAAGCATATAACGAAGGTATAGAAGCAGCCAAGCTTACGTATTTTGGTGCTAAGCATGAAGCAGAAATGTTAGATATTTATCAAAACCAGGGGCAAGCCGCCGCTAATAAATATCTGCAAGACTTCATGAAAAATAAACAAGTTGGTTTAGATGACGCTGACAAAGAAAATATTCTGCCAAGCTTGTACAACAGATTATCACGCGAACAATCATTAAACAGCTTAAATGATAATTTATTGCTAGAACAGGCTAAGCGTGACGTTATGATGTCACCAAGCAATGTTTTATCTAGTGACCAACTTAGTTATTATCGTGAAAATTTATCCGATTTAGCATTTGAGCGATTGCAAAATTCGCAATTGCAACAATTGCAAGAAAACCAATTAGCAATTGGCGCGGCTAATTTTATGTTAGAAAATGCTGGTAACGCTCTAGCACTATCACAATTAACTGAAAATCAAAAAGATAAAGCTTACGAGTCTATAGTTAACCAACGCGCTGAGCAGCTAGAAAGACCTTTAACTTTAGAGGAAGAACGCGATATAGCTGCATCTTTTGACACGCCTATACCTGCTTTTAACAAAAGATTAAATGCTGCAATTAATTCTATTAATCCTGAAATGGCGCATTTAGGAGCGCAAATTTATAACTCATTGCAAAGCACTAGACCTAGGGTGGATAATGCAGCAGCAACTCGCGCAATGGCTATTGCTAAACAAACAGATGCAGGAGCAAGTCCATTAGATGCATATAAATATGTGTCTGAAAAAATGGACGGCGTAACTCCAACTGAGCAACAAGCGCGCAAGGCAATGTTTAATAGTTATTTAAAAGACTATAAAATAACTGATGGCAGGTATGAGAAGCAAAGGGAGTTTGTAGCTAAAAAACTAGGTTTCCCAACTGAAATGATGACAGGTAGCGCGCAATCTAGATTTATGAATGCTTTTGAGCGTGAATATGTTAGAGCTAATGATATAGATGTAGCTATAGAGCGTGCAACTGAGGAAGTATTAAGAACTACTAGCATATCAAATGCCAATGGCATTCCAACTGTAATGGATTATGCGCCTGATAAAGTCGCGCCACTTGAAGTAGTTCAAGAGCAAATGCAAGCATCTTTAGATGATTATTTAGGTAATTTAAAATCTAGATTTAATGAAGATGATGCAATTGGGTTTTATTATGAAAAGGCAGAGCCTGCTAGTATAGATGAACAAACTAGATTGCAGTTTGGTTTAGATGAAGAATTAGCAGTTCAAGAATATCAAGCCGCTCAAAATGAACGCAATAAATTCAAATATCATCGAATTAATCGCAATGGTGACAAAGTTACAGGTTATTTAATGATTCGCGCAGATGAGCAGACTGAAAGACGCGAGACACAAGAAATTATAAATAAAAACGGACAAAGAATAAATAAAGTCACCCCCCAGTCATATTCATGGATATTTGTGCCAGAAGATTTTAGCAACATATCTTTATTAACTGATGTTCGCGATTTTTCAAATGCTAGATTTTATTTTAAATATGATGAATATGCAGATGAGCAAAGACAGTTAAATCAAGAGAAAATGCAAGCTGCTAAAAGATTTACTGACTTAAGACGCGATACGTTAAATCAAATCAATAACAAATACTATTGGTTTAACCCGATTAAATGGGGTCAATTTTTAGACGTATATTTCTACCCTGAACGTTTCTTTAGCTCAAAGGATATACCTAATGACTGATGAAACCAAAGATTTTGACCAACAGGTTGAAAAAAACACTGGAATTAATCCGACTCCAACACTAAATTTTTACCCTGATTTAGTGCTTCCCAATCAGAAACCACTTGGATTAATTCCAGCCTCTATTTATAGACCACAGTATAAAAAACCTCCTACATTTGGCGAGACAGCAGCCGCAGCATTCCGTGAAGCAAACCCAGTTTATAATGCGGCTAAACTTGCAATTGGCTTATTTCGAGATAGGCTAACAGTTGAGGAAGGGTTTGACCCAATTGCCGAAGGATTGCTTGATGATGTACCACCTGAGTATTACAGTACAATATTGCAATATGGTAATAGATTTGATGCATCCGAGGCGCGTAAAAATGTATTGCAGGAAATAGAAGATAAGCAAACATTAGAAAACTCTGGGTTTATTGCGCGTAATGTATCTTATTTTGGCGCAAACATTGCCGACCCAACTAATTTTATTCCGCTTACCGTCATGGCTAAATATGCCAATGTTTCCAAAGGCGCATGGATGGGGGCGATTGACACAGCTAAAACCATGGGGCCATTTTTTGCCATTCAAAATGCTGTTATTTATGGCGCCAAAGAAACTGAAGGCGTAGAAGAATGGGCAACCCAAACACTTATTGATTCATTTTTTGCGGCCTCTTTTGGGGGTGCTTTAGGCGCATATGCATCACGAAATTTAATTAAAAACACAGCTAATGCTAAAGCTTTTTTTAAAGCAATGCATAATGATGTCGATATCAAAATGCAGATAGATAAAAGCGGCAAGTTTATTAAAAACAAAGCTGTGCCTATCCCAGGCTCTAATGTATCGGCCGCTACAGTTAATGAAATTCAACAAATACTAGATTCAGGCACTGTATCTTTTAAAGACTCTAAAACAATTAAAAATGTATTTGGCTCAGCAAGTCCAATTGTTAGAGGTGTTACTTCAGAATTTGAAACCGTGCAAAAACTAGTATCTGAGTTATACCCGCATACATTTGAATTAGCTGGCGGTAATCCTGATTTAATTCCAAACAATGCCGCGGCTACTGTAGTTAAATATTGGCGCGGATTAAATGAATCAGTATTAATTGATATACGCCAAGATTGGATGGACTCATTAGGATTAAGCGGGCCATTTAAAGGAACTCAGGCAGCTATTGGCTCTTGGTCTGGTAAGTTTCAAAGTTATGAACAGTATTCAGAAGCTGTGGCTAAATCATTTAGGCGTGGTTTCATTCCTATTGATGGCAATGAAATGGTAGCTAAATCAGCTAAAAAAATTGAAGAAAAAGTATTTAAGCCATTACTTAAAGAAATTAAACGTATCTACCCTGATTTTAAAGAAACGCAATTTACTAATATAAATAATTATTTAATGCGTATTTATAATAAATCTAAAATATTAACTGACCCTGAAGGATTTATTAATACATTAGTTAATGAATTTACCAAAACTAATGAAAAAATCAAAGTAATAAGACAGCCAATAGATAACCTTAATGTGCAATTAAAACAAACTCGTGCATATATAAAAGAACTGGAAAATCAAGCAGTTAGACCACGCGCAAAACGAGTTAGTGAAACTGAAAAAGAATTAAAGAAAATTAATGAGCAAATAGCCGCAGAGCAAACTAAAGCTAATAGTTTATTTGGGGGTGATAGCGCGCAAAAACGTGATTATCTAGACAGGGTATTAAATCCATTAACCGCCAAAGCTAAGCAATTAGAAGATGTTTTACGTAAATTTGATACTAAAGAAATAAAACAATTTAGACAAGAATTATCACAGGCTAAAGAATCACGCAAAAACATTAAAGAGCAAATTTTAATTGAGCAGCGTAAAATCAATAAAATGATTGAGGATGGCGAAGTTGGGTTAGATATGCTGGATGGTAAACCTAACCTCACCCCCGAACAAATAAAACAAATTCGAGAAATAAACAAGCCTATTAGCGAGCTTGAAGCAGAGATTAAAGCAGCTAAAGACTCAAAAACTAAAGCTAAGCTTAAAGAAAAATTAAAACAAGAAAAAGCTAAATTAGAAAATAAAATTCTAAAAGGCGAAATTCCAGAGAATTTATATTATTACACAGCTAAAGGGGCTAAATTATATAATCCTGATGCTATGCCTAACTTGCGAAAGGTGAGAGATAAACAAGAGATATTAAATAGCGCACAAGCAACACGTGATACAATATTGCAATTAAACCCTGAGCAACTAACCGCAGAGACATTTGACCAGGTAATATCTGGTGGTAACAATCCATTTAAAGCTAGAACACTACTAGTTAATGATGCGGCTATAGAAAATTATTTAGTTAATGATATTGAAGCTTTATCTAGTATTTACACGTCAAAAGTATCTAAACGCATATATTTAGATGACGTATTAAAACGTTATGGTTCAAATGCAACAGAAGGGATGGATGGTATTAATCGCTTTCTAAATGCTGAATATAAAGCCAAAGAGGCAGAAATATTAAAACAAAAGCCTAGTGATGCCAGAGCTAAAGAATTAAAGCGTTTAAAGAAATCATTAGATGACAATGTTAAATATCTTGGTGATATGTATAAGACCTATCAAGGCACTTATGCTGACCGTGATAGTGGTCTGGCTCGAACTGCTGATAGCGTAAAAAAATTAAGCGTTTGGACAATGCTTGGTAATGTACCAATTTTGATGTTAACTGAATTTGCAACGCCACTATTTAATTACACATTTAATAGTTACATTAAGGATGGATTGGTTAACAGCGTTAAAAGATTATCTAAGTTTTCTAAAAGCACAGATTCTGCTTATAGCCGCGGGTTATTCTCTGATGCCGCATTATGCACAAATAGATTTATTGGTAACAAGTTTCAAGCATTAATGGGGTTTGGTAGTGAATATAATTACACCCCCAAAACAGGCATTGAGAAAACCATAGATTATTTGGCCGCCTTTTCGCAAAACGTTAGTGGTGCAAACTATATCATGGATTTCCAAGAGTTTATGAGTGCATCCATGGCTGATACTGGCTTGATGAAAATCATATTAAAGTATAATCGCGGTGAAAAACTATTAAAGCAAGAAGTAGCCAAATTAGACGCAGCTAGAATAAATCCTAAAATTTGGGGTGAGAGAATAGAAACGCAGTTTAGACGTTATGGCGACACTGAAGATATTTTTAGTAATTTTCATGCATGGGATGATATTGATGCCAAAAGACAGTTTGCAATTGGGATTAATACAGATGTGCGTAAATCTATATTATTACCTGATGCTTTTAGTAAACCACTTAGCTTGCAAAATCCTGTGCCATCATTGCTGGGTCAATTTTTATCTTATGTTTTTGAAGCATCTAA